TAGCGAACAAATATAATATAGCAATACGTCGAATGAAAGAATATAATTGCACAGATTGGACGTTTATAGACGGGACTTCAATTAGGATAGTGCCTGCGTGTTATAGATACTATGGGGATATAACCGTTAAACATGTTGGATATGTATTTATATTTAAGATATAAATAGAGCGCGTGAAAGGGGTGGTGCTTATGCTTGTATCGTGATGTATCTGTATAACATTAAATCTATAAAAAAGTCTGTTTGAGGGTATATAAAATGAAATTAAAATTTATTAAGGTAAACAAAGAACATCTACATTATTATTTTGCTGTACAGAACATTAAAGATTATCTATTATTAATTTCCTATTGTGTCAATAAAAAATATCCACTTAAATTTATTGACCCTTATTGTTTTAGAGTAGGTGATATAAATTTTTGTCTTGGAGAAACAAAATCAACTAATGTAACATGTAGATTAGATGAAGTGTTAAGATTTAGGTTTGACAATCTTCACGATTATACAACTTGCAGTAAGGAGTTGTGCTACAAGATGTGTATAGAGGGTGATAGTTTTATTTCATACGCTACAAACGCTGAATTTGAGTATATAGTTGAAAGGAAAGGAGAATATGATATTTAAAGGGTGGAATATAATTGTCAAGTTTATAGATGATAATGAATTGAATACAACTAATATACATAACAATCGTAAACTGACTAAGACCGAAATTAGAAGAAAAATTGGAAAAAAGAAAATTGTATCGGTAGTTTATCAGCGGGAACACTATTATTGTGAAGCAGTTGGAAAGGTGTTATATTATGCTAAGTGATAGCGTCAAAGAACTTATTGAATTTGTACAGGATTTATTTGACTTGTCGTATGAAGAAACAATAAAAACACTTGAAGAACTAATAGCTTATCTTGAAGAACTTAAAGGAGAATATTAATTATGGAAAACAAAGCATTAACGCAGATAACGATTGATAACGAGTTGGGGACATTTTGGACTTCAATAGACACAAGTAATGAAGAAAATGTTAAAAAATTGTATTCTATAATGGTAGGCGCTGAAAAAAGACTTGGAGACTACATTAATAGCACAATTAAAGTTAAGGATATTTATACCGAGGTTGTGGAATGCAAGAACGAGCAAACAGGCGAGTTAGAGAAACAGCCACGTATAGTTGTTATTGACGTAAACGGCGAAACTTATGGGTGTGTTTCTCGAGGTATTTTTTCAGCGATTAGAAAATTAGTAGGTTTGTTAGGTTGTCCTCCTTGGAATGACGGGATTGCTTTAAAGATTAAACAAGTATCCACAAAAAATGGTAGAAAGATGCTTACTTTTGAAATGGTTTAAAAAGGAAGGAGAAGGGGCCACTTCGGTGGCTCCGCCCATATTATGAAAGTATCTGATGAAGATTTAAAAAGATTAAACGATACGATTACCGCATTTAATAATAAGATAATGAATATATCGGAAGATTTGCGAGGGATACAACCTAAATTAATACCACTATATCAAGATAAATCGAGCTTATCAAATTTAACACGGCATAATTTTGAATATTATATTAAACAATTAAAGAAATATATGGAACCCGGAAGTGAGCTTCCAGCAGAAAAGCATAAAGGTTTGACTCAGTGGGAAAGTGAAACAATAAAGAGCGGGCTTGATAAGATTAATGAATATCGCGTTAAAGAGCGTGAGAGAGTCAGCAAATTAGCATCACCTGAAACGGGCACTATGGACACTATTCAGCGAGCAAATTTATTACCAAAAAAAGAAAATTTAAAAACAGTTAGTAAAGAAGATAGGCCACAATACGCGCACAACATATTGCAAATGGCAATTAGAGCCGATAAAGAAACAAAAGCCGCGCAATATAAGCAAAATTTACTTGATGCTGTCGAGCGCGAGTTTGGGAGTAATTCCGTATCATATAAACGGGTAAAGAACATGAACAAGAGCAAGTTATATAATGCCTATTTTAGCTCCCCCTTTTTAAGCATTGATTGGGTGTATGATTCCTTACAGGAAGAAAATTTGAGAGAGCGGAAGTTTGAAGAAGCATTAAACAATATTGATATAGGAGACTGATATGGTAGGTGTTGCAGATTTTGAAACAATAAACGACGTTAATGATTGCCGGGTATGGTGCTGGGCAGTATGTAATTATGAGACTAAACAAATTGAAGACGGTAAGGACATTAATAGTTTTTTCGATTTATAACTCACACTGAATATAAAACGATTTACTTTCATAATTTAGCGCATGACGGTGAATTTATATTGTATTATTTATTCAGGCAAGGTTTTGAACACGTAAACGAGCATAAATTAGAACCAAAGCAATTCACGACTTTAATATCTGAATTAGGTGTATTTTATAGTATTGAGATTTGTTTTAATAAGAAAAAAAGAATTAAAATATGTGATTCATTGAAATTGATACCGTATAGTGTTTCCGATATTCCAAAGAAATTTGGTTTAACAGTTACGAAAGGTGATATAGATTATAATAAACCAAGACCAATAGGATATACACCGACAGCAGAGGAGATAGACTACATTCATAGGGATGTGTTAGTAGTAGCCCACGCATTGGAATATTTTTTTGAAAAAAATTACACTAAAATGACAATAGGAAGTAATGCTTTAGAGGATTTTAAAAAAACTTTACACTGTGATTTCAGAAAAATTTTTCCGATATTGGACATTGATAAAGAAATTCGACAAGCTTATAAAGGGGGGTTTACATATTTAAAAAAAGAATATGCTGAAGTTGATTTACCGGAAGGTATTGTATTAGATGTTAATAGCCTATATCCAGACGTATTGTATAATTGCCCTATGCCCTATGGAGAGCCGATATTTTTTAGAGGGAAATATAAGTATGACGAAGCATATCCATTATATATACAGATGTTAGAATGCCAGTTTGAGATTAAACAAGGACATTTACCTACGATACAGCTTAAGAATTCTATGAAACATATAACACCTGAATACGTTGAATCCAGTGGGAATGAAAGCGTTGTATTGTGTTTAACATCTGTAGATTTGGAGTTGTTTTTTAGGCATTATAATGTATACGATATCACATATATTTCCGGCTATAAATTCAAATCAAATTGTGACATATTTAAAGCGTATATTGAGAAATGGATGCATGAGAAAGAAACAAACGATGATAATATAGGCCTGCGCACCTTAGCTAAACTGTTCATGAATAATACTTATGGAAAATTTTCGACAAAGCCATTATCGCGTAGAAATATACCTAAGTATATTAGACAAACAGACGAAGTTAAATATATTAAGAGTGAGGAGGAAGAGCGAGAGCCAGTATATATACCCGTTGGTTGTTTTGTGACAGCATGGGCACGATATAAAACGATAACAACAGCGCAACGGTTATATCATCGATTTATTTATTCAGATACAGACAGTGTACATTTGCTGGGAACTGAATTACCCGATTGTGTAAATATACATCCGACTAAATTAGGAGCATTTAAACATGAAGAGACGTTCCAAAAGGCGAGGTATATTCGGGCAAAGTCTTATATACATATGGTAGACGGTGTCGAACATATTACATGTGCCGGAATGCCTAAAGCTTGTCACAAATATGTCACATGGGATAACTATCATGTAGGGTTGGAAGTTGAAGGGAAATTAAAAAGAAAACGAGTGTCAGGAGGTGTAGTGCTTTCAGAAAGTCCTCATAAACTAAGAAAAGTTTAAACAATTAACTATATTTATTTACTTTTTTGTGATATAATAGTATTGAAAAGAGAACAACAAGCATATTTATTTATCATGGACCACATATTAAGTTATGTTGATAAATATATCGTACTGGTCATACGAATAATGCTTGTCCTCTTTTCACCACAAGGCGGTGATTCTATTTATTGGGATATTAGAGAATGTTTAAGTTATAATTGTCTATTTAATTTTATCATTGGTCCGAGAGGTGTTGGAAAAACTTTTGCCACAAAAAAATATACTATCAATAATTTTATAAACAAAAATGAGCAGTTTGTATATCTTAGACGATACAAGACGGAATTTGCAAAGGTTAAAAAATTTTTCGGAGATATAGAGAGCAAATACCCCGAACATGAGTTTGCCGTAAATGCGGATTTTAAAATTGACGGTAAAACAGCAGGCACATATTATCCTCTGTCTAAGATGATCACGCAAAAATCAGTTCCTTTTCCTTACACTACATCTATTGTATTTGATGAATTTATAATAGATAAAGGATGCATCAGGTATCTAACTAATGAGGTAGAAACATTTCTGGAAGCCTATTCAACAATTGCAAGGGATAGAGATGTTAAAGTGTTTTTTCTTTCAAATGCTATTACAGAGTATAACCCATATTTTTTATATTTCAACATAGAACCAACAGCAAGGATTACCCGAAGAGGAGATATTTATATTGAACGGGTCGAATCTCCTGAATTTACCGAACATATGAATAACAGTCGTTTTGGTAAATTAATAGAAGGTACAGATTATGCGGCCTATGCGTTTAACAACGTTTCATTAAGGGATAATAATTACTTCATACGAGAAAAAAGCGGCAAATGTAAATATTTGTTTACTATTAAAACAGAACAGTATTTGTTAGGTGTTTGGGAGAATAACAATATTTATTATTTAAGCGAAGACGTACAGACAAATGCGCCTATTATGGCTATAGACATTGATTCCTTTACTCCTGAAATAATATACGCCGATAAATTTTTAATAAAATTGTTGGAAAAAGCATTTAAAGAATCAAGATTGTATTACGAATCACAAAAGATAAAATCAATTGCAAATAAAATACTTAGGAAGGTGGTTAAATGAATGGATGCTATTATTGATATAGTGTCAAATGTAGCATTTCCGATTGCTGTTTCTTGTTTCCTTTTTTATTACGCATTTGTAGACAAAAAAGAAGCACAAAAGGAGCAGAAGGAACGGGAAGAAAGGTACATTGTAATATTAACAGAGCTTCAAAAAACAGTTGAATATAATACTTCAACTATCAAAGATTTAGTAGAAAGGATTGATATTAATGCTAACTCTTGACGAAATTTACGGAATTATCAAAAGGATATCTGAAACAGGTGGAGACACTCCCGAAATGATGGACGATTTAAAACGTCTACAGGATGAGATTGACGAACGGGAAGGAATGTTAGTTAGATACAGAGAACAATTTGACGGCGAAAATTACAAGGAAAAATATGAACAGCTAAAAAAAGACTACAGGGACAGGTTTTTTTCAAATGAGGAAATAAAAGAGCAACAGCAGGACGACATTAACAGCGATGATAAATCAACAGAATACATATATGAAAAACTATTTGAAGAAAGAGAGGTCTAACCATGGCTACGAAACCAAAATTAATGACTGCAAATCTTACTGACGGTGTTGCGGTTGCAAACACTATCAGAGCAAATTCTTCACTGTCCTATCAGGACAGAGTGCCGGTAGTAACGCAGACAAATTTTTCTGACATTGCAAACCCTATCCTTAATTATACTGCTATTCAGAATGAGTTTTTGAATAACCTTGTAAATGTTATCTCAAGAATTATTGTAACATCTAAAATGTATAGAAATCCGTGGGCACGTTTTAAAAAAGGGAAGCTGGAATATGGTGAAACAATTGAGGAAGTATTTGTCAATATTGCAAAAGCACATCAATACGACATTAATACTGCTCAGACCGATGTTTTTAAAATTGAAGATGCAGACGTTTATGCGGTGTTCCACAGGTTGAATTATAAGAATTTCTATAAGGTCACAATTTCAAATGAAGAGCTTAGACAGGCATTCTTTGCTCCTCAAGGTCTTATCAATCTTATTGACAGAATTGTTGACAGTTTGTATAGTGGCGCCCAGTATGATGAATTCACTATTATGAAGCAGTTAATAAACAACGCAATAACATCAGGGTGGATGTATCCCGTCACCGTGTCTGCATTGGCGTCTGATACTGCTAAGGCATTTGTGTCAACGGTTAAAGGAATGAGCAACAGTCTCACCTTTATGAACGCTAAATATAATCCCATGGGCGTAGCAAATTATACAGATAAACGCAGACAGATTCTTATTCTGAATGCAAATTCTGATGCAATTATAGATGTAGATGTACTTGCATCAGCGTTCAACATGGATAAGGCTGAGTTTATGGGACAGCGCGTAATTGTAGATGAGTTTGAAAACAGCAATGTTGTAGGTGTTCTTGTAGATGAAGATTTCTTCCAAATTTACGACCAGTGGGAAGGTTTTACAGAGAACTATAACGGACAGGGCCTTTATTGGAATTATTTCTATCATGTTAGAAAAATATTCTCAACTTCACCGTTTGCTAACGCTGTAGTATTCACCACGTTAACTAATACTCTTACAGGTGTAACAGTAGCACCAACATCTCCTACAGTGTCCCACGGAGATACACAGGTATTTACTGCAACCGTTGCCGGCACCGGAATAATTCCTCAAGGTGTTACATGGTCCGTCAATAGCGATTTGAGTTATATTACTAACGGCGGCAAACTATATGTACATCCTGATGAGACAGAATCTTCGCTTACTGTAACAGCTACATCTACTGTTGATAGTACTAAGGCTGGTACGGCTACTGTAACTATTTCTTAATTGTGAAATATTTTAATTCAAATGGGGTGCTTACAGTGTTTGTAGAAGATAGAATAAAATGCAACGGCTGTTTGCAGATTCACGAAAAAATAATACCATTTGGCACAGTATGGGAACGCACATGGGGTGTGTATCAAAAAGGAGACCTATACAAATCTGACAATTATATGCCAGAAGGCATTAAAGGAATTACAATTCATAATACTGATTACATTTCCGATAGTGTTATAAATTCACGTCAATATGCTTTATCCACATGGCTTCAAAATATGGGTGATGCAAGAGTGCACTATTATATATGTAAAGAGCAGTGTTGGCAACTGCTTGAAGATAATGAAGTGGGCTGGCATGCCGGCACAGGCGGATGGGGCGCCGGCAACATTGACACTATCTCAATAGAAATTATTATGAAAAATGAAGATGATGTCAAAGCGATGCATAGGGGTGCTTATTTAACGGCTTATTTGCTTAAAAAATACAACCTACCTATTTCTGCCGTATATACGCATAAACATTGGAACGGTAAACAGTGCCCAATATTTCTACTACCCCAATGGGAACATTTTATTACTGTTGTAGAAAGGTATTTAAACATGGATTTTACAGAGTGCGAAGGAATTAAACGCTATAAACGAATCAGTGATATTGCTGACAATGAATTTTATGCGCCTACAATAAACAAACTTGTTGATAAAGGCATCTTAAAAGGAAGAAACCCTGATACTGACGACTTGGAAATTGACTTGTCGGAAGATGCTGTAAGGGTTCTTGTTGTGCTCGACAGAGCAGGAATGTTTGATTAATCTATGAAGGGGTGATAATATGGCTGAATTCTATCCGAATACTGTTATTAAGATACTGAAAGATGTCCCGCTTGATGCGTCATATACAGATGTTTTAGACTTTGCATCAGAAACAGCACAGAACCAGTATTTTTCCTCCAAATCTAAATATGTATTTAATAATGTGTCATATCAGCGCGTTAATTATTCGGTAGATTCAGCCCGCCCTCCTCTTACTTGTACAGTACCAATGAATGCCGACAATCTGTACGACTGCAACTATATAATGTTTCAAAACGCAAATTATGGAACAAAATGGTTTTATGCTTATATAGTTAATGTTGGATTCGTTTCGGCAAATGTGTCAAAAATATCATATGTTCTTGATGATTATCAATCATGGTTGTTTGATTTTACAGTGGGCGAAAGCTATGTGTTAAGGGAGCACACCAATGACGATACGATAGGAAGTAATTTAGAGCCGGAACCATTTGAGGTATCTAATTATGTTATTAATAATATAGATATAGATATTCTTAATGCAGCTAACTGTGAAATGGTTGTTGCTGTATCCGAAGAACCTGCGGGCGCATATGACCCTGGATATTGGGTAAATAACAAATTCTTTACAGGAGTAAACTTACACCGTTTTGAAATAGGATCCGCAGAACTGATAAATTTTATTGAAAGCTATCAGGAAGGCAAGGCAGAAGCAATATTATATATCCAATTATCACCAAAATATGTTGCAAACACTAATGTTAGTATTACAGGAGCTGCACGGCCTACATCACTTAATGGTTATACTCCTATAAACAATAAATTACTTACTTACCCTTATATAAAACTTGCTCATATTAATTCCGAAGGTGAAGGAAATGAATATAAATACGAATTGTTTAAAAATCCTACAAATATAATATTCAAAAAATACACAACAACACAACCATCGCCAGAAATAATTACAATTCCCGAAAATTATTTATTGTCGAAAACCACGTCAGGCCAAATAACCCCTATGTATTATGCTACATCAATAAAAAATTTTCCTATGGCATCATGGGTGAATAATACCTTTTCGAACTGGTATGTACAAAATCAAGCAAGCATTAGCAGACAAAAAAACTATCAACAATTGCAAGCGTCATATAGGATAGTGAGCGGGGTTGGTGCTGCTGTTGCCGGTGGTGTTGGGTTTGCGTTAGCCCCTGCAACATTCGGAGCGTCCACACTGCTTTCAGCCGGTGCTTTGGGAAGTGGTCTTTTGGCAGTCTCCAAAGGTTTTGCCGAAATGCAGGAAGCAGAAAATCAAGTACAAGCCAACTATATAGATATGCAGGTAAAACCGGATACGTTAAGCGGTGGTATTTCAACAGCAGGTGCTATGTATATGGCTGATAAGATGGGTAATTACTATTATTCAATGACTATAACAAAAGAACAATCTGAAAGAATAGATACCTTTTTTTCAATGTACGGGTATGCAACTAACAAAGTAAAAATTCCTAATCTTACAGGGCGTTCAAATTTCAATTATGTTAAACTACAGCAGCCTTATATTACAGGGTCAATCCCCGTTGAAAGTATGATAAATATTAAAAAGATTTTTTCAAACGGTGTGCGTATTTGGCATAATGCAGGAACCTTTATGAATTATAATGTAAAGAATAATATAAAGGAGAGCAGCAATGATAATAACGAAACCACTTGAAATTAACAAATGCAAAAATAAAAAGAAAATGCTAATAAAAAATAAATCTGCTATCCTTGTAGATTACATTAACCGTCTTGAAGAATTGTATATAAACTCGTGGAAATGGGATGGTTTACCGGATACCGTTGACGAAAGATATCTTGAGTTAATATTATGTGAATACGGGTGGGCACTCTATTTCAACGATGATGTAATTGAATCCCGTGTTTGCCTGCCTGCGGCTGTAGGTGGAACATATTCCATATACAACATTCCGAATTATCGCAGGGCATTTGCTCCGAATGGTTACAATGCCGAACGAGATGCAACCAACAGTGTTATTATTTATAACAACTATATGCACCGTGCGCCAATTGAAACAATTTATATATATGCACAAAAACTTACAGATATTGACCTTGCTATCACTAATAATATCAATGCAATAAAGACACCTTATTTTATTACATGTGATGAGGAAGAAAGAAAAACAATTGAATCAATCTTTGATGCAATTTCCGACAATAAACCAGCAATAATAGGAAGCAAAAGCCTAAACCCTGATAGAGTAAATGTGTTAAATACAAATGCGCAGTTTGTTGGAGAGAATCTTTATGAACTACGACAAAAAATATTTAATGATTTTCTTGCTTTCTGCGGAATTGAAGCCAACACAAATGATAAAAGAGAGCGTAGAAATATAGCTGAAACTTTGAACGAAAACGGTTATGCATATTCTCAACGCTATGTTGCATTAAATGCACGCCGTCAAGCCTGTAAACAAATCAAACAAATATTCAGTGATGATGTAAACGTGTATTTTAATGAATATTTGGAAACTATTTCTGTCCGGGATATGGGAGTAGGTGAAACAAATGGCGAATTATACAGTTGAATTAGGAGAAATAATTTTGCATGGCTTTAAACCATCATTAAACCAATATCCGATATTCAATGAAGAATACAGAAGTCTGTTAAATGAGAAGATAATAAACCATTTCTGGTTTCGTGAAATCGGAACCGATGCTCCTGACAAATTCAATTTTTATCTAAAACGCAAAATGGCAGAAATAATGCCACTATATAATAAATTATATGAAAGCGAATTAATTCAATTTGAATGGTGGAACACTGAAAATATATCGACAAAAGAACAAAAAGCAGAAACTGCTCTTGATAGAAAATCTGCTCTAAAATCATCTGCTTCAACAACTGGAGAAAATACCGCAAGTGAAGTTATACAAAACTTTGACGAAAATTTGAGTGCAAACACAACAGGAGAAAATGAATACATAAAAGGTGAGACGTTAAACGTGTCAGAAACAGGCACTTCCACAAATGATGACACCTCAACTCAAACAAATAATTTGAACGAAAATATAGAAGGAAACACAACAACCAACACCACAAACACCACAAACACAACCTCTATCAGTAATGAAATAAAAAGTGATTTGCCACAGGCTTCCGTGAGTGACACCTTGACAATCAACGCTGACGGTAGTGCCTCTTTCTCAGTAAACGGTTATGCCACCACCTCAACCAAAAACAATGAAAAATCAAATTCAAGCGCTACCGGAAACGAAACAGTAACAAATGAACAATCGAAAACAAATACGGGTACAGTCCAGAATGATAGACTTGAAAAAATAAATAGTAGTTTTGAATCAGACACTACCCACGGCGGTAAAAACTCCGAAAACTTATCTACAATCACAAACACAGACACAAGCAGAACAATTACTGGATCGTCCGAATCAAACAACAAAAGCATTACCTCTTCCGGCGAAAAAAATGTTGAAAGCAATGTAAATGAACTAAGCGGCACACTAAACACAATTACTAAAGGAAACAGAAATAAAAGCATTCAAGAATTGTTAATTGAATATAGAAACAGCATAATCAATATAGATATGCTGATAATTGACGAATTAGAAGTATTATTTATGGAGGTATATAATTAATGAATAACTGTGATAATAAATTCCCTCCCTTTATCCCTTTTGAAGATTGTACGCCTTGCAAGCCTTGTTATACTGTGGAAGAACAAATCTGTAAACTGAATGAAAAAGTAGATGTTTGTATTTCCACCTATAATACCGTAATGAAAGAGTGTTATAAAACACTAAATAATCTGGTTGAAGCGGGTGAACAAAATTCAGCTTATTATGGACCGTGTGAGGTTTGGACCGAACAAGGTTATGACAGCGAAAGCGGCGCAAACTATACTATTATTCGCAAATCACAACTGGATAAACATAAAAAACCAATACGTATGAAATTAAAACTGGCGTATAATAACACTACCAATTCACAGATTAAAGAAAGTATTTTTAATGCTTCTTCTATTACCTATGCAGACAAAATTATATCGGCTATTCCGGTGACGAATGCTGGCTGGTATGGTTTAACTATTTATGATGGAGCACCAATTCCTTCAAACACATCTGCTACTTATACGCCTTATTTCACTGTCGGATTCAATGACAAAGGTGTAATGCGTGCATATCCTAATAGCGCTACCATAGAAACGCTGCAAAACGACGGTATAGTTAATAGTATGGGTTGTAGTGGTGTTATCATAAACAATGGCGAAATAACATCGGGTAACTGGATTACAAACATTCCTAACAAAGAGCAAAAAAGCGCACGAATTGCTATGGGCTACAATAACACAACCAACGAGGTTATTATCTTGACGGTAGGACAAAGTGACAGCGCATCAAATGACGGTATGACTACCGCAGCCGTTGCTAATGTATTGCTCGGATATGGCTGTACTCTTGCTGTAGAAATTTGCGAAGGTATAGATGCTTGTGCTCTCGATAAAGGTAAGCCGATATTCCAGTTTAATAATGAAGAAGTGCCACAACTTTATGCATACTGGTATATTACAAAATCTGCTGATTATAAAGACACTTACACCCGTAATTTAGCTGAACTTACACAAAACTACGGACAGCTGTTTTGGGAATGTTCAAACGTTCAAAAAAAAATTTCTGATATAACAAATGAAATTGCAAATATTACAGAAGAAGTGCAAGATGCCGGAACAAATGCAGATACTGCGTTAACTCAAGCATCGCAAGCTTTATCAAAGGTTAATGCGCTTGAAATAGAGGTCAACACATATTCCCAAAGAATTTCTACTCTTGAAACAAATTATAGTTCACTTCAATCCACAGTTTCTTCTAACACAAGCATGTTAAATTCTATTTTAGACGGGACGGCAGATATTCCATACATTAAAACTACCGGCGATACAACTATAAAAGGACAATTAAATATAGAAAACACAACAGCTACAGAAGCAGTTAGCATACAACCTACAGTAATAGAATTCACTACAACAGGAACAATATCAAATCTTGACAAAACGCTGGCTAATATACAAAGTGATAAAGCTATGTGCTGGGATTTATATTCTAACATATATAGCAATTTCAGTGGAAGTGTAAACACATTTTGTTGTTTTATGCCCTCTGGTATATTTGTTTGTGTTAATGAAACGCTCACATCAAGTCGGCCTTTATTGTTAACTTTCGATAGTACAGCATCTAAATTACAACAACTGGTGTCTAAAATTCCGAATGTTGTATATGCGAATAAAAACTATACGTTTATGGCGCCTGTTTTTGTTACAGGCTGCACAGATAAACAAGATTTAATGTATGTGCAAGTTACAATTAATCCAACAACGCTAAGGTTCAAGCTCACAGCGCGTGGAGGTGGCTGGCCCTCTACTGGTAATATTATTGCAAATTTCTTTGTTCCATTGCCTATTACGATACAAAACGGTTAAATAGGTAATATAAAAAGGCGGGTTATCCTGCCTTTTTTATTTTGTTATAACAATTAGTTTTACTAACAAACTACTTTAATACTTTAATTAGATAAAGT